AATTTGCTGGTGAATACATCGCAGCAGCTTTATTATCTGCATCAACTATTGATGATGGCGGTTTAACAGTAAAGGCAAACATTGCTTTTAAAGAAGTAATTAAAAAAGTAGCTACAAGTGGAATTGTACAATCTGCATCTTGTGATTTTGACCCACAATCAACTATCACACTAACAGAAAGAATTATTGAGCCAGTTGAGTTACAAGTAAACCTACAACTTTGTAAGTATGATTTTGTGAACGATTTTGAGAGCCAGTCTATGGGCTTTGGTCTTGGTCAAACACTACCTCCAAAGTTTTCTGATTTCTTGATTGCACAAGTAGCAGCACAAGTTGCACAGAACACAGAATTCTGTATCTGGCAAGGAGATACAACTGCTGGTTCTAACAACTCTTTTGATGGGTTTGAAAAACTAATTGCAGCAGCAGCATTAGCGGGAGATATTCCAGCTGGACAACAAGTAACTGGTACTACACTAACATCTGCAAACATCATTGATGAGATGAGCAAAGTAGTTGATGCAATACCAAACGCACTATACGGTAAAGAAGATTTATTTGTATATGTACCAACACAAGCAGCTAAACTATATGTACAAGCACTTGGAGGTTTTGGAGCAAATGGTCTTGGAGCGAATGGTGTAGCTAATATGGGAACACAATGGTGGAACAACGGAAGTCTTTCTATCAATGGTGTGAAAATCTTTGTATGTCCAGGAATGTCTGACAACAAAATGTATGCAGCACAACGTTCTAACCTTTACTTTGGAACTGGGTTGTTAAACTCAACAAACGAAGTGAAAACTTTAGATATGGCTGATTTGGATGGAAGTAACAACGTAAGAATGATAATGCGTTTTACAAGTGCAGTACAATTCGGTATTGCTTCTGATTTAGTAGAGTACGCATAATAAATTAATTAATCAATAGAAAGGGGTGGGTAGTTAGTCTGCCTACCCTTTTTTTTTAAAACATAAAAAACAATGGCTTGTACATTAACAACGGGTAGAAAACTGCCTTGCAAAAGTGCCTTTGGGGGCATTAAAAAAGTTTTATTTGCAGATTATGGTGATATTACAGCGGTAACAATAGATGCTGCAACAAAAGAAGCAACTATTACTGGTTCACCAACATTTTACGCATATGATGTTAAAGGTAATTCCTCTTTAGAAACTACTGTAACAAGTAGCAGAGAAAATGGAACAACTTTCTACACCCAAACATTAAATCTTACACTAACATATTTAGATGCACAAACACAAGCAGAGTTACAAACAATAGCTACTGCAAGACCATATGTGGTTGTAGAAGATTACTACGGAAACAATTTCCTATGTGGGTTTGAAAACGGTATGGAAGTGACTGGTGGAACAGTAGTAACTGGAGCAGCAGCGGGTGATTTAAGTGGGTTTACACTTACACTTGAGGGTATGGAAGAAACTGCACCATATTTCCTTGCAACTGCACCATCAGCAGATGTAACACAAATTGACCCAACTGCATAAATAGTTATATATTTATAAATTAAAGGCATCCTTTATAGGGTGCTTTTTTTTTGTTTTTACAAATTAGACTTATTTATACGTTATATAATTGATGATAATATTAAGCACATCTGCAACCGCACAATCCTTTAATATAATACCTAGACAATATTTAGGTTCTTTTACTATGGAAGTAAGAGATGATAGCACAAATGTTAGTGTAGATTATTCAATAACAAGTGGGGTAACGTTAAATAATTACCTTACATTTAGCAATACATTTTCACCAGTATTGGTTGAAGGGCATTTTTACAACCTAACAATTTACACAGATGATACAAAAACATCTGTAATATATAAGGATAGAATATTTTGTACAGACCAAGATATTAACCAAACAACAAATAACCATTATAAGATAAATGAGGGTCAATATACCACATATGATGGTAATGATAACGATTACATAGTAATATGAGAAAAAGAAACGAAAAGGGACAATTTGTAAAAAGCAAGGTGTCTGAATTTGGCTTTGTAAATTTAAGTACATATACATCACCAGAGGTTAAGGAAGTTAATGGTGCTGATTGGATAGAATATGGCGCAGACAATAACTATTTTCAGTATTTAATAGACCGTTACAATGGTTCACCTACAAACAACGCAGCTATAAATGGTATCTCACAAGCTATTTATGGAAAAGGTTTAAATGCTACTGATAGTAGTAGTAAACCAAACGAGTATGCACAAATGATTTCTTTGTTTAAAAAAGATGTAGTTAGAAAGTTGTGTTATGATTTAAAGTTAATGGGACAATGTGCTATCCAAGTTATCTACTCAAATGATAGAAGCAAGATTGTTCAGTTAGAACATATGCCTATTGAAACACTACGTGCAGAAAAATGTAATGAAGATGGTGATGTGCCAGCTTACTACTATTGTAGTGATTGGGCAAACATAAAAAAAAGTGATAAACCTTTAAGAATACCAGCTTTTGGTATGTCTAAAGAAAGCATAGAGATATACTACATAAAACCATACAAAAGTGGTTTTTATTACTATTCACCAGTAGATTATCAAGGTGGTTTACAGTACGCAGAATTAGAAGAAGAAGTATCAAACTATCATTTGAACAATATTCTAAATGGTCTTGCACCATCTATGTTAATTAATTTTAACAATGGTACACCTAACCAACAAGAAAGACAATTAATAGAAACTAAGATAGCACAGAAGTTTTCTGGAACATCTAATGCTGGTAAGTTTATACTTGCTTTTAATGACAATAAAGAAAGTCAAGCAGAAATTACACCAGTACAATTAAGTGATGCACACAATCAATACCAATTCTTGAGTGAAGAAAGTACACAAAAAATAATGGTTGCACATCGTATTGTATCACCTATGTTATTAGGTATAAAAGATGGTAGTGGTTTAGGTAACAACGCAGAGGAAATTAAAACTGCATCTCTTTTGATGGATAACACCGTTATAAGACCTTTTCAAGAACTTTTAATAGATAACTTTGACCAAATACTTGCTTACAACGATATAAGCTTAAACCTATACTTTACAACCTTACAACCGCTAGAGTTTACAGAAGTAGATACCAACATACAAGACAAAGAAACCATAGAAGAAGAAACTGGTGTTGAAATGTCATCTGATAGAACAGAATTAGATGACTTTATGGAAGAATTTGGTGAGGATGAGGATTTAAGCGAATGGGAATTAATTGATGAAAGAAAAGTTGATTATGATGATGAAGAAGCATTAGACTATCAAATTGATGAATTAAACAAAAAGAAAAAAAGTACACTATCTAAAATATGGGAATTTGTATCAACGGGTACTGCAAGACCAAACGCAAAATCTGAACAAGATGAAGATGTTGATGGTTTAGAATTTAAAGTAAGGTATCAATATGCACCGCTTAAAGAAACTATTAAAGATGGTAAAAATGTAACAAGAAGTTTTTGTGAAAAAATGATTGGTGCTAAAAAAATATACCGCAAAGAAGATATTGAGCAAATGAGTAATAAAGCGGTAAATCCAGGTTGGGGTCCAAAAGGTGCAGATACATATTCTATATGGCTTTATAAAGGTGGTGGTGCTTGTCATCATTTTTGGATGCGTAAAACTTATATGAAAAAAGGCAAAGGACAAATTGATATTAAAAGCCCAAAAGCACCAACAATAAGTGTAAACGAAGCAAGGAAAAAAGGTTTTAAACCAGAGGTTAATGATAAACTTGTAGCAACACGCCCAATAGATATGCCTAATGAGGGTTTTTTACCAACTAATAAAAGAAGATAGATGGCAACAGTATTATTTATAAATAGAACCGATTTAGTAAGAAACTCAATTTTATCTGGGTCAGTTGATACGGACAATTTTATTCAGTTTATCAAGATAGCACAACAGATAGACATACAACAAATCATAGGTACTAAAATGTACGATGGTTTAACTGATGCTATTGTGGCTGGGATTGATTTACCAGCAAATGCAAGATGGAAAACTATCCTTGACGATTATATTGTGAGTATGCTAATATGGTATGCCCAGAGCAATTATATCCCTTTTGCAGCTTACCAAATTAAAAATGGTGGTGTATATAAACACACATCTGAAAATGCACAAAACGTAGATAAAAACGAGGTTGATTTTTTAGTTGAGAAAGCAAGAACAAATGCAGAATGGTATTCAAGACGTTTTATAGATTTTATGAGTTTTAACCAAGCTACATATCCAGAGTACACAGATAATGTGAATGACGATATTTACCCTAGTTATGAAGCTACATTTAACGGGTGGGTACTTTAGTAAGAAGTTATGAGTTACAAACCAAAGGCAAAGAACATAGAGAAATTAAAGGTATTTCTTAAAAAAAGAAAAAAGTAATGGCAAACGAAATATACGATAAATCTTGGTGGGGTGATGGTGTTTGTAATAACACAGTTAATTGGGGTTATGTATATCACCCATATGCGGGTTGTACACCAGCAGAAACTAGGTTTGTAATATCAGTAAAAACAGACAACACTGGTACATCAAATAATGACCAATTTACATTGCCTTGGACGGGTGATTATAATGTAGATTGGGGCGATGGCGTTACAGATATAGGACAAAGCGGAACAACTACACATACATACGCAAGTGCTGGAACTTATGATGTTTCAGTAACACCTACAAATGCTTGTAGAATATTATTTAACAATGGAGGCGATAAATTAAAACTTTTAGAGGTTAAAAATTGGGGTACTGGTGAATGGTCAGTAATGGGGTCTGCTTTTTATGGTTGTTCAAATATGGATGTTAGCGCAACAGATACACCAGATTTAAGCAATACTGCTGGTAACATACAAACTATGTTTAGAGGTTGCAGCGTTTTAGTTGGAAATTCAAGTTTTGGCAATTGGACATTTCCAGCATCTACAAGAGCAGATAATATGTTTAGGGATTGTTTACTTTTTAACGCAGACATTTCAACTTGGGACACAAGCACGTTTACAAGATTTGACCAAATGTTTTTTAATTGTGATGCATTTAACCGTCCTATTGGTGTTTGGAATACAAGCAATGTAACTAACGTAAATAATATGTTTAATAAAAATGATTTTGCTTTTGACCAAAATTTAGCAAATTGGGATGTTACAAGTATTACAACTGGAACTAGATTTTTAAATGATAGTGGTATATCAACGGCAAACTACGACGCTACTCTAATTGGATGGGCGGCACAAAGCATTACAAATTCACCTACTATGGATTTTGGTAGTTCACAATATACATTAGGTGGTGCAGCAGAAGCAGCAAGAACCACATTAGTAAGTACCTATGGTTGGACTATTGTTGATGGTGGTGGTATATAAAAAATAAAAATATGCAAGGAGATTTAAGAAACACAAACATTTGCTATCCTACCCAAGAAACTTGGTTTATATGTTGGGATGATACCAGAGATAATATAAAAGCCTATGGTTCTATAAATACAGACCAGTGTATGGATACGTATTGGGATGAAGTAGATTATTATACAGATGAAGCTGAATGGTTAGAAATACTTATTGAAAATGGTATTAACCCAAATGAAGATTAATTAGTATATTTGATACTTAACCAAAAAACAATACAATGGGAAAATTATCAAAAAGTGAATTAAAAACATTTAAAGAACAAGAACAAAAGAAACAAGCAATACTACACGATTTAGGTTTATTAACTACGCAGTCACACACACTATCTCATATGTTTGCAGAACTTTCTATGAAGCAAGAACAAAGTAAAAAGGAACTTGAAGAAAAATACGGCAACATAGAAGTAAACCTACAAGATGGAACTTTTAAATTAATCACAGATGAAAAGAATAAGTAAACACATATCATACAAAGAAGCAGTTGGTTCTAATTATGCTAAACAATACGGTATAAAAAACAAACCAAATAAAGAGCAAATTGAAAATATGGAATTACTTGCTGAAAAGGTGTTTGAACCATTAAGAGAGTGGGTAGGGTGTCCAATTAGAGTAAATAGTATGTTTAGGTCTTTGGAACTTAATACTGCCTTAAAAGGCTCTAAAACGTCTTCTCATATGAAAGGTGAAGCAATGGACATTACAAGTATGGCTTGTGGCAAAGAAAATTGTAAATCTAACCTAGATATGTTTCATTGGATTAAAGACAATTTAGAGTTTGACCAGCTTATATGGGAATTTGGTGCAGAACCTAAATGGTTACACGTTTCTTATAACAAAGACAAAAACAGAAAGCAAGTATTAGTAACTAAAAAAAGAGGTGTGTACTACACTTATTAATATGCCAATACCCAAGAAGAAGCCAGACGAAAAGCAAAGTGATTATATGATGAGGTGTGTACCTCAACTTATGAGATACCACGATAAATCACAAGCAATAGCTATTTGTTATCATAATTTTCAAGGTTATGAAGTAGAACTTGAAACGTATAATGACTATCCTAAAAGTGCATCTAACAATGCTAAACGTGCTTTAAAATGGGTTGAGAAACACGGTTGGGGTCGTTGTGGTGAAGCTACTGGAAAAAAAAGAGCATCGCAATTAGCAAAGGGAGAAAATATTTCAAGAGATACGATTGCAAGGATGGCATCTTTTAAAAGGCATCAACAACATAAAGATGTACCTTATAGTGAGGGTTGTGGTGGTTTAATGTGGGATGCTTGGGGTGGCACATCTGGTGTTGAGTGGGCAATAAACAAATTAAAACAAATAGATAAGAAATGATAACAGACTACAAAACATTGCTTATAAATTTAGGAACATTTATATTTTCAATGACAAATATTGATATAGTATTAAAGATTATTTTATTGGTAGTAACAATAGGTTACACATTACACAAGTGGTATTTGCTAAATAAGAATAATGGAAGAAAGAAAAAGAAAAAAGTTTAAAGATACAAGGGTAGGTAAATTCCTATCTAAAGTTGCACCAAATATTCTTAAAGGTGTTAGTGATTTAGTACCAGATGCTGGTGTTTTAAAACTTGTAGGCGGTCTTATAAGCAAAGATGATACTATCAAACCAAAAGATAAAGAAGAAGCGTTAAAACTGCTTGATTTAGATATTATAGAAATACAAGAAATATCTAAAAGGTGGAGTGCAGATATGTCAAGTGATAGTTGGTTATCTAAAAATGTAAGACCAATAATGTTAATCTTTCTTACAATCTCAACCTGGTTATTAATTCTTATGGATAGCCTTGCAATAGATTTTGGAGTTGCTACTGAATGGATAGATTTGCTTAAATCACTTTTACTTACAGTCTATGTTGCATACTTTGGTTCAAGAGGTATTGAAAAATATAAGTACATTTCGCAGAAATAGAATACTATACCAAAAGCATTATCTTTTATTTTATATTTTATTTTTACTTATTACTATATTTTTTTTAATATATATTTTTAGATTTATATTTATATATACATTTCTAATTATTTATTTTATATATTTGAAGTAATAAAAAAACACAAAGTTATTACTTTTATTTTAAAAAAACAAATATGGAAAACGTAAGATGTATTAAAGTGCGTAAAGATTACTATTTACTTTTTATTGGTGACAAGTCTTTAGGAGAATTTGAAAGAAGCCAATTAAGAAACATTATAGAAGTTATAGATAATGCCATCTAAACCATCAAGAAGCAAAATAGTAAAAAAGTTGGATGCTATATTTAGCCAGTACATAAGGTTAAAAGATGCAGACCATAAAGGTGATGTAACTTGCTTTACTTGTGGTAAGGTATCACACTATAAAAAGGGTATGCAATGCGGTCACTTTCAAAGTAGAAAACATTATGCAACAAGATGGCTAGAGAAAAACGTAGCGGTGCAATGTGTAGGATGTAATATGTTTAAAGCTGGTGAGCAGTATGTATTTGGTAAGTACTTAGATGAAAAGTATGGTGATGGAACTGCTGAAGAGTTATATATAAAAGCAAAAGAAACTGTAAAGTATTCTAATGATGAATTACTAGACAAGATTAAACACTATAAAGAGTTGGTAGATAGTTTTTAATTAGTTACATTTGACTATTCTGTTTTGTTAAGGAAAAGGGGTTTGGCTATATGTCAAGCCTTTTTTTTATTTTTTTTTAAAATATTTTTAAAATATTGTTGTGTTATTAAATTTTTTGTTTATATTTGCTTAACATTAATTAAGTTCTTTTACATATTAACTAGCGGAGGCAATTCACTCAAGGAGACAAAACGCACAACTTGTAAGCGAGTATAAGTATTGATAAGTGTTATCGGATGATAAACGTACTTTCGGAGGTACTAGAGAAAATATAGTTATAGCAAGCAATGTGAAAAGATAGCAAACCCAAGCGAGGTATAGGGCGCAGTTGAAAGATACTGAGAAATGAAATCGTATGTGGCTATTGACCGAGTTTGTAAACGAATGAGGCTTAGAGGTATAAACAGATGTTTAGAACAATGCTAGTTTTTATGTAAATTTACAAAAACAGAATATTATGATACTAACTAAAGAACAATTAAAAGAAGAAATTTTAGAGTTTACAAACTCACAAGAAGACCAAGTATTTATTTGGTTTCAAGACAAAACTAAAAGGTTTTGCTTAGAATTAAATGGTAAAGTTATAAAAGCTACAAAGTCTTTAAAACCAATTCAAGAAAAACTTAATTTTTTACTAACTAAATAAAACAGAATGAGAACACAAAAACACGATTTAAAAGATGAAATATTACATCTTGAAATAGAGTTAATTAAAGCAAAGCTAAACAAAGATTTATTTAAAGAAAGGGCAATACTAATAGATTTAGATATTGCAAAATCAACCTTAATAAATATACAATAATGGGAACAAGTTACTCACAAGAAACCGCTCAAGATATTATTAAGCAATATAGATTTAGAGTTGAAGCACTATCAAACAAGATAGAAGAACTACAAGCAAAAATAGAAGTATCACAAATAAACAAACAATAACAAAATGGAATTAAACAATTTATCAAAACCTTTAGAGATACAAGATATTGACTTTAGGGTACAATCAATTAACAAAGGTGGATATGCCACTATATTAGCATATAAAGATGCCAGAGTAGACATTAAAAGACTTAATGATGTATGTGGTGTATTAGGTTGGAAAAGAGAACACACAAGAGATAATAAGAATTGTATTGTTTCTGTATGGGATGAAGAAAATAAACATTGGGTATCAAAAGAAGATACTGGAACAGAAAGTATGGCAGATAGTCAAAAGGGTTTAGCTAGTGATAGTTTTAAACGTGCTTGTTTTAATCTAGGTATTGGAAT